CTAGGGCTTCTGCATCTTCTGGAGACCCGTGATGAACTCCATGGCGAGCTTGAGCCCGCGGGAGTCGAGCCGACGGGCACTGCGCGCCAGCATCTGTATCTCCTCGGTCTCCTCTGCCACTTGGCGAGTCACTTCCTCCGTGTGCTTCCAGTGCGCGTCGAGGACCTTGCCCGCCTCGGCGGCCACGGCGTCGTGGGTCTCGCTGCCTTCTTTGAAGGCGTCCAACGGCACCTGGAAGAAGGCCGCGATGTGCGCGACCTTGTCGAACGACGGCTGAGGGCCTCCCGGCGTACGCAGCTTGCGGATCGTTTCGTCGGAGATCACGCGCTTGCCCGCACGTGCGTTGATCGCGGCGGCGACCTCGGGGTTGGTGTACTCCACCCCGTTGCGCGTTGCGGCCGCCGCTTCGAACAGCAGGTTCAGCATCCGGGCGCTGAACGACCACGCGTCTACGGCTGTGCCGTCGGACCCTGTCACGTGCATCCCCCCAGTCGAGACAGTCGTACGCGGCACACGATAGCCGACTGGCACAGATATTTGGTCGCCAACTTCTGGGCTCCCAAAGATTCTTGACATGACGTGAAGGAGATGTGTTGGATTCGTAGTGCAAGCGAGTTGCCTTGCTTCTGTCAAGTACCCCAGGTCTGCACGGCCAGGGTCCGGGTGCTCCGGCGGTGGTGGGTGGACCGCGCCACCCCTGACGATGCGCCACAAAGGGGCCCTGTGATGCGAGTTGCCGACCGGTCGCCTGCTTGGTTACCCGGACCGCCCTGTGGTGTGGATGCCGCGCGCGGGGTGGGTGAGCGTGCCGGTCCCCCGATATTGCCGGTAGGTGGCGACGGGGTTGGGAGTGTCGGATCACAGTGCACTGGAACACAGAGGGTCAATGTGGATGGTCGAGGCGGCGGCGAAGTGTCGGATGCGGAGGAGGCCGCTACGGACCACGCCGGGGCGCCGGAAGTTGAGCCTGCGAGTGGGGAGGATCTGTGGGGCGCGGAGATTCTGAAGGTGCTCATGGGGGCGGATGTGGAACTGGAGGCGGAGTTCCTCGGGTCGACATGTGTCGAGGGAGATGGAGAATATCCCGATTGATTGACTTCCCGGGATAAAAATAACTTGACGCTCAAGATCGATTTGGAATAGTATTTAGCTATCACCTCAAAGGAACCCCTCCTGAGAGATCGAGAGAGCGCAAGGAGTTCATAACGTGAGTACCGAAGAGGCGAGCATCGACGTCATCGCGGTCCCGCTCGCGGAGATCGAACCCAACCCGGATCAGCCCCGTAAGTTCTTCGACGAGGTCAAGCTGGAGGAGCTGGCGGCCCAGTTCCGCTCGGTCGGGCAGTTGCAGCCCATCGTGGTTCGGCCGGCTGGCGACAAGTTCCAGATCGTGATGGGGGAGCGTCGCTGGCGGGCGATGCACCTGGTGGAGGGCGCCACCACCATCGAGGCCAAGATCGTCACCAGCGTGGACGACGAAAAGGCGTTCGTGATGGGCATCTCCGAGAACATCGGCCGGGCGGACATGACCCTCATGGAGGAGGCCCAGGCGTACGCGGACCTGATCGGGTTCGGGTACAAGGCGGAGGGCATCGCGGACATGTTCGGCAAGACGCCCGACTATGTGAAGTGGCGGATGGACCTGCTGAACCTCACCACGGACATCGCGGAGCTGGTCACCGCCGGAAAGATCAAGGCGGACTTCGCCTGGTACCTGTCCCGGCTCTCCCCGGCGAACCAGAAGGCGGCGGTCACTCGGTACATGAAGGGCGACTTCAGGACGGAGACCGACGCCTCGCACTTCGCGCAGGCCCTGCGGATGAAGGAGAACCAGGAGGGCTTCTTCTCCGAGAAGGAACTGTCGGAGAAGGAGAAGGAGGACAAGGCCAAGGAGCGCAAGCAGGTCAGAGGCAAGGTCGACCAGGTCGAGCGGGCCGGTGCCTTACTGGAGGAGCTGGCGCAGCTGACGCCGACGGAGCTGGCCGAACTCTTCGAGGGCGAGGTCGGCAAGCAGCTGGACGCGGTGGAGCGGGTGCGGAGGGCGGCGGCCGAGTCGGTGAAGAAGCTGCGCAAGGCGAAGGCGATGTCGGAGGCGAAGCGGCTGACGGTGCGGCCGGAGCTGGAGGTCGAACCGGAGGCGGTGGAGTCCGGCGACGGCGAGACCGAACCGGAGCCGGTGGAGGGTGACCTCGAGGACGCGGCCGAGGGGCTGGAAGTCGCGGCATGACTTGTTCGTAGGCGGAGTGTGTGACGGCCGGGGCCCGGAGTGGGCCCCGGCCGTCATGTATTTCGGGGGTGGATCGAGTGCGCGCTGTGGGGTGATTGTGGGGCGCAAGTGGGGCGGGGTGCGCGGGTTGTAGGCATAAAGCGACATGGGGAAGAGGTGAAATATTGATATAATTTTATTGACAATTCGTCGATTTTGAGTGGTCCGGGGCGGGGCTGGTGGGGGTCGATGTGATGGAGGAACATGTTCGAACTGTTCACGTACAGGTATCAGGGCTTCGAGCCATCCATGGGTGTGCCCGTGCGCATCACCCTCGGTGCTCCGCGTTGGGTGCTGCCGTATGTGTTGGAGCACCAGGTGCGGGAGGCCGCGCCGAGCCGGGAGTACTTCGGGGTCGCGCGGCCGACGTACGAGGCGGCGTATCTGGCTCAACTGGACCGGTGCGGGGTCGAGTTCTTCGCCTCGCGCTTCCGGGAGATCGCGGCGGCCGGGAGGGATCTGCGCCTGGTGCTGCTGTGCTTCGAGGACCTGTCGGAGCCGGGGCAGTGGTGCCATCGGCGGATGTTCGCCGAGTGGTGGCAGGAGGAGACCGGTGCGAGGGTGAGAGAGCTGGGGCCGCTCGGGCCCGTGTACGAGCAGGGGACGCTGCTGTGACCGGGAAGGTGGAGGGTGTGGAGAAGCGCAAGCTCAACTGGGTCGACATGAAGCGCGAGGACTTCGAGGCCCCGCCCCAGTCGAAGCCGGCGTCTCCGGGGCAACTGGAGTTGTTCGAGCCGGGGCCGGGACGGGGCAGGGCGAAGCCGCGGGTGGGTGCGGACTGTCCGGTCGGGACGCTGAGCCTGCTGGACTTGGTCGGCCCGGACGAAGAGTGAAGGTCGGAGTGGATCGGCTTGGCGGGGTGTCGGTCGGATGCGACGCGTTGGTTCATGGGTGACATGTGTGGTGACAGTTGAGAGTCTGATACGGTTCAGGAGTTGGTGGAGGTGATCTTCCCGATCGCCTTCGCCGCGCGCCGGTAGTGCACCTGGTAGCACGCCCCGCCTCCGGTGGGGAGGAGTCCGTTCGAGTCGGACCCGGCGCTCGGGATGCGTCCGCACGGGTACGTGGTGCGGAGTCGATCAGCCAAGGAACCATCCCCTCCAGGCGTCCCCCGCGCCTCCTGGTTCCCCGGCGGTCCGGCACGGCAGGAATCAGCCCCCTGCGCCTCCGGGCCCGCGTCCTCCTCTCACCAACTCCGCGCAGGGGAGGCAGCGTTGTTCCACGGCTCGATCCCCGCGGACCTCCGCGCGATCATCCATGAGCACGCCGCCACCTGGCGCGGCCGGAGCGAAGACGTCTACGTCGGCTGTTCCGGGAACTTCACCATCGAACGGGCCCTGCACGACTCCGGCTTCCGGCTCCACGGCTGCGACGTACAGCTGTACTCGTCGGCCATCGGCTGGTATTTGGCCGGAGAGCAGGTACCCCTTACGATCCGCCCCGAGTCGGCGGATCAACTTGCCTGGCTGGCACCGTATTTGGACGACCGAGCCGGGACGCTCGCGGTGGTGCTGCTCGGCTCCCGCTTCTTCCAGTGGCTGGGGCGTGACGACCATCCGTACTACGGGCGGATGCTGACGGCCTATCGGAAACAGTTCCCCGTGCTGCACGCGAAGACGGTCGCGAAGATCGAGACGTTGCCGTTGCGGCTGGCCACGTACGCGGCGATGGACGTGAACCAGTGGCTCGCCGAACAGGTCCCGGCCGACGCACCCGTGGTTGCCTTCCCGCCGTTCTACGCGGGGGACTACGAGGGCCAGTTCGCGGCACTCGACAAGCACCTGGAGTGGCCGGCCCCCGAGTACCCGATGCTGGACGACGCGGCGAAGCAGATGCTCACCGACCGCGTCACCGACCGGCCGCACTGGGTGCTCGGACTGCACTTCGATGTCGAAGAACTCCGTGACCACCTGCGCGGCCAGGTGCAGACGGCCAATCGCGGTCTGCCGATCAACGTGTACTCGTCGGTGCCGCGTTCGCGGATCGTGCGGCCCAGCCAGCGGCTTGAGCCGGTACGCGCTCCACGGCTGGCGCCGGGGCGACGCCTCGGCGAGACGCTCACGCTCGCTCCGCTGTCGATGGGGCAGTTCGCGACGCTGCGCTCGCAGTACATGAACCACAACATCCGCCCGGGCACACCGACGATGGCGCTCGCGGTCCTGGTCGACGGGACCGTGGTGGGCGCTTTCGCGTTCTCGACGCCGAAGTTCGACCCGCACAACGTGTACCTGCTCTCGGACTTCCCGGTCGCGCCGACGTCGTACGGACGGCTGGCGAAGCTCGTGCTGTACGCGGCGTTGTCGACGGAGGCACAGTTCCTCGCCCAGCGGACCATGAACACCCGGCTGACCCGGCTGAACACGACGGCGTTCACGCAGCGCCCCGCATCGATGAAGTACCGCGGGCTGCTGCGGCTGAACTCCCGCAAGGACTCCGCCGATCCCGCCCACCGCTACCAGCTCGACTACGGCAGCGAGTTGGGCCGCTGGTCCCTGGCGGACGGGTTCGCGGAGTGGAGGCGCAAGCACGGGCACATCACCGAGGGGCTGGACAAGGAGGAAACAAGCAGGTGACGGCTCAGCCGCTCAAACCCCGCATGAGGGAGGGCGATCCACGCGACCTGACGCTGTTGGACGTCAACGCTCGCTTCATGCGGCACGAACAGTTCCAGCGCCTGGTGACGAACATCCGGGACGACGGGGCGCTCACCTCGACTCCGCTCGTGTGGCACGACGCGGAGTCGGGCCGACGCATCGTCCTGTCCGGCAACCACCGCACCAAGGCCGCGATCGAGGCGGGCCTGGAGCGGATCTGGTGGCTGGAGGTCGCCGAACCCCTGCCGCGGCAACGGCAGATCGCGCTGCAACTCGCCCACAACGCGATCAGCGGCGAGGACGACCCGGCCACCCTCAAGGCGCTGTACGAGGAGTTGGAGGACGTGTCGCTGCGCCTGTACTCCGGCCTCGACGACAAGACCCTCGAACTCCTGGAGGAGGTGAACGTCCCGAGTCTCGCGGAGGCCAATCTGGACTTCGCGACCGTACAGATCGTCTTCCTCCCCGACGAGAAGGAGGCCGCGGAGCAGGCGTTGGAGGCGGCTCGGAAGTCGGCTTCGGTGGATGCCCGTTGGCTCGCTCGCATCGAGCAGTACGAGAGCGTGCTGGATGCCCTCGACACGACGAAGGGCGCGCACAACATCGGCAACGTGGCCGCCGCCTTCGCGATCATCCTCGCGGTCGTCGAACGGCATCTCGGCGAACTCGCCGCGGGTTGGTACGACTTCGACGAGCAGACCGCAACCCGCAAGGGAACGGCTCCCATTGAGACAGTGCTCGCCACGCGCACCATGCCGACCGATGCCGCGGCGGTCGTCCAGCAGGCGATCGACCGGATGGAGCGGGAAGGGGACATCGGGGCCGGACAGCGGTGGCAGGCGCTGGAGTTGTGGGCCGCGGACTACCTGGCGGGTGCGCGGTGAACCTGGCCAAGGACTCCTCTTCGTGGGAACGCACCGTCTCCGTCACGCCGTTGCCCGACTCTGTACGCCGACAGGCGGCCCTGGTCGTCGCGGCACGTTCGACTGGGCCGCGGGACTGCGTCGATCTGCTGGAATCCCTCGGACTGCACGACCCGGCATTGCGCAGAATGGCGCGATGAACGACATCGTGGTGGAAGCCCAGTGGCGAAAGCTCCTGGCTACAGCGGACGGCCCCGACTGGCTGGTGGAGGGTTTCCCCCGACTGGTGAGAGCGGCGTACGCGGAGCCGCGGCTACGGCAGTTGTACCCCTGGACGGGCATGTGGGAACTGCACTTCAGCCGGTGTACACAGTGGCGCCACACCTGGGACATCCCGTACGCCTCTCCTCGGCAGGGCGGTGGCTATCGGGTCGACGGTCCTGGACGCAGCCAGCATGTGGGCGAGGTCGATACCGCTGACGAAGCGATGGCCATGGTGGTTGCACGGCTGCCGCCAGGGTGCGGCCCGGCCTTCACCGGCAACGCGCTGGAACTTGCTCAACACGAAAGGACACAGAACATCGGGTAGGGGAACGACGGGAACATGGTGGACAGCGCCGACGCATGGGAGCGGCAGCCGGGTGAATCGGCTGCCGCGTGGGAGGCGTTCGCCTGCTACCGAGACCTCGGTCTGTCCCGCAGCATCGGCAAGGCCGCGGAACGGCTCGTCAAGTCCCGCACCCTGATCGAGCGTTGGTCGACGGCCCACCGCTGGGTGCTGCGTGTGGAGGCGTGGGACCGCGAGCAGGACCGGGTCTGGCGTGCCGAGCGGTACCAGGCCGCCCGGGACGTCGCCCGCCGGCATGCTCGTCTCGCCTCGGCCGCCCAGTCGAAGATCGTCGCCCAGCTCCAGCAGCTCGACCCGTCCCGGCTCAGCCCGTCGGACGTGATCCGCTGGCTGGAGGTCACCATCCGCATCGAGCGCCAGGCGTACGGCATGGATCTGACCGAAGCCGCGGCCACCGTCGGCTCCACGGGGCCGGAGACGGCGGACGTCTCCGGCCTGACGGACGAGGAGCGCCGCGCCCGGATGGAACAGCTTCGCCGTGAACTCGAAGCCCGTATCGGCACGTTGGGCCAGGACCGCCCGTGATCCTGGACTCGTCGGCTGCGCTGCCGGACCCGGCGGGGATGTCCGACGCCGAACTGCGCGCAGAGATCAGTGCGTTGATCGAGTCCGACACGGCATCGGCGCGCCGCTGGAGCTGTGCTCGCCCCGGCTGCGACGGTCTGCCGCACGAAGGCTGGCTGCATCACCACGCCCGCGCCTCCCAGCGACTCCCCGCGGGGGACTGGGCGGCATGGATGATGCTGACGGGCCGAGGCTGGGGCAAGACGAAGTCGGCCGCCGAGGCCGTACGGGAATGGGCGGCCACGCCGGGCACGATGATCGCGGTCGTCGCGAAGAACGCCACCCTGGTCAAGGAGATCTGCTTCGAATCCCCCAAGTCCGGCCTCCTGGCCGTCCTCCCGCACGACGACGTCCGCCGCTACAGCCCCGGCAACGGCCTGACCACCCTCCGCCTGACCAACGGCTCCGCGATCTACGGCTTCGGCGCGGAGACCCCGGACAACCTGCGGGGCTTCGCCTTCGACAAGGGCTGGCTGGACGAGTACGCCGCATGGAACCGCCACACCGCCCAGTCGGTGTACGACATGTTGTGGTTCTGCCTGCGGGAGGCGCCGAGCCCACAGGTCGTCATCTCCACCACGCCGAAGCCGTTGCCGCACGTGAAGCGCCTCGTCGAGCGCGGCCGCCGCCCGGGTTCCACGGTCGTCCTCACCACCGGCCGCACGGAGGACAACCGGGCCAACCTCTCCGACGCCGCCCTGGCCGAACTCGACGCCGAGTACGGCGGTACGCGTCTGGGCCGCCAGGAGCTGGACGGTGTGCTGCTCGAAGACGTCGAGGGTGCCCTGTGGAAGCAGTGGATGTTCGAGGTCGAGGGTTTCCGCATCGCGCGGGGTGCACTCCCGCCGCTGGACCGCTTGGTCGTTGCCGTCGACCCTGCGGTCACAGCCACGGAGACCGCGGACCTGACGGCCTTCACGGTGGCCGGGCGTTCCTTCCCGCTGGAGCAGATGTACGGCGACCGCCGTCCCCGCGGCTACGTCCTCCACGCCGAGCAGGACCGCCACACGCCGACGGCTGCGATGCGCCGGGCGGCGGCCCTGTACCACCAACACCAGGCCGACTGCGTGGTCATCGAGGCCAACAACGGCGGCGACTACCTCCCGGCTCTGCTCGCCGAGGTCGACCCCACGGTTCCGTGCCGCCTTGTCCACGCCACCCGCGGGAAGCGTGCCCGTGCCGCTCCGGCCGCGATGCTGTACGAGCAGTCCCGCGTCAGCCACGTCGGCTCGCCCCGTACCTTCGCGGTACTGGAGGAGCAGATGACGACGTACGTCGGCGCCTCGGAGGCCGAGGAACAGTCGCCGGACCTGCTCGACTCCTGTGTCTGGGCGCTCACTGATTTGTTTCTCGACGCGTCGGCTCCTGGAACTCCGGCCAAAGCGGCTGATCAGCGTCTGTCTGGGCGCCGATGACTGTCACACTTTGGCGGTGCGGCGAAGGAGCGAACTCGTTCGGCTATTTGGTCACGCCTTGAGGTACAGCCGTTCGGCCTCCAGGATTTTGCTGCCCAGTGGGTTGTCGGAGGACCATGAGTCGGTGATGACGCGACTGGCACCTCGGAGACGTTGCTCTCTGGGCGGCAGTTGAGAGGAGGAAAGCTGCGATGCCATCTGTGTCAACTGGTTCCGGATTTCAGATAGTTGTTCGGGACTGCTCACGTTGCCCTGGCCGGCTGCGTGCCTTTCCAGGTCCTCGTCGATCCCGGACAGGGCTTGTCCGATTGCAGTGAGCGCCTTCCGCAAGGCTGATTCGGGCACTGGGGCTCCAGAAGGTCTTCACCGGGGTCCGGCGCATAAGCCTGCTTTGTCTTGGTCGATCACCCTGTCAAGAAGCGGTTTCGGCAACCCAATCGGCGATGTCCACCAGGATCGGGCCGGTGACCTCGTTGGCCCCGGCAGCGTAGGCGACCCAACGGAATTCGTCGCAGGCGAAGAAGGACTCGCCCCACGTGTCGACCCAGATGCGCACCCTGTCTTCGCCTGTGTGTGTTGAGTCCCACCAGGCCCAGCCGCGGAATTCGGAGTCGGGATCGAACTGGGACAACCACTCCTGGAGATCCCACGCTCCGCCCTTGACCGCTGCCGAGTAATGTTCGATACCACGCCGAGCGAAATCGGAGATCGAGGCCGAAGCGTCGTCGCTGGCGGCGGCGAACCAGTCCGGAAGAGTGTCGATGGGAAGGTCTCCGTCGTCGAATGACGCGGAGACGGCCAGGTCCAGAGCGGCATTCAGCACGGATCGGAGCCTCATGCCGTACTCCTCGACCGGGTTGTCCGTCGTTACATCGAACGTGCACAGGACGGGAGGGGCATCCGACGCTGTCGGCCGGTGTAGCAGCCGGATCTTCTCCTGCTCGATGTCTTCGATTTCATGGAACATGCCAGAGGTTCTCCATGTGCCCTGGTTACGCGATGCGATGCAATCGACGCAGGATCGTCAGCCAGGAATCGTCGGGGTCGTCCCCGGAGATGTCCCGATATCCACTGCCGAACGCTTTGTCGAGCAGGAAATCATCGAAGTCGTCGTTGAACTTCTCGAAGACGTCGCTTTGCCACCATGTCACGCCGGTGTCGGGGAATCCCCAGACTTCAGCAGTCGTCCTGTGAAGAAAAACCGGATCCTCGTTGATCTTCCCGAGGCAGTACCAGTCGTCCCGGTTCAGTTGTACCGGAGTTCCTTCCATCGGATCCGCGTAGAACTGTGAATCAACGGAAACCTTTGCGTCGAAGACGACTACGCGGCCGAAGATCCCCCCGTTTGCCACCCTCAGGAAGTCCGCGTAGTCGGCAGGAACATCAGGGGCGAGAGGGCGCCCGGAGTATCCGGCAGGGACATCGTTCATCATGCCCAGTTCGAAGTCTTCGGCGAGAAGAGAGCGCGCGGCCGCCAAGAGTTCTTCCAGTTCCTGGGAGGTCATTCGGGGCCCTCAATTCTTATCCGTAGGGGAGTGTGGTCGGGAAGGCTTCTTATCTGGGTCCAGATCTGGTTTCCTATGCGCTGATTGGTGAACGCATCCAGGATGTGCAGGTTGGTTGCGGCATCAGGGCCTCCCAACTGCAACTCCCACACATGGTCCGGGTTCATTCTCTGGACGATCCTACTACGCAGTGCTTCCGCGAAGTCCCGGTTGCTCTTCCCGTACTGGTCGAAGACTCGGCGTATGAGATCTCGTTTGTAGTTGTTGGTGATCGAGGCGTCCCGGGCAACCGGGTTGGGCGCCTTGAACAGAACTCCGGCGTCGCTCAGCTTCTGCAACGCATTGGCCTTCATCTTGAATTGCTGTTTCGGCATGCCCTCAAGCCACTGGACGGTGATCTCGGCGGGGCCGCCTTCCGTGCACTGAAGTCCCAGGGGGTCCAGGAAGGACATCGGGTTCGGCACGTACGCGTAGTGGTCCGGCCCCGCCTCCAGCCCCAGAGGGTCCGGGCTGAGATATCGGCCGGTTTCGGGAGCGTAGTAGCGTTGGCAGTTGTAGTGCAGTCCGGTCTCGGTGTCGTGGTACTGGCCGGGGAAACGAAGGGGACAGTCGACGGGCCGTTCCGACGCGGTCGGCGCCGCAACGGACATACCCCACAGGGTGGCGCGGCTGGACCAGGCGATGTTTCCGTCCGGACCGATGAGGTGCGTGGGAGCGCCCACGGTGTCGGTGAGGACCGCGTGGAAGCGGGGTGCGCCGCCGCACGGGGAATCCGTCGTCTGTTGCGCAGCGCGATCGGTCTGGGCGAGCGGCCGGTGCGAGTCGGGGGCGTAGTCCCAGGTGGTGACGGTGCCGTCCGGGCCGGTCTGCTCGGCGACGCGCGACCCGTCCCAGGTGAACCGCACCTCATCGGCGATCACCCCGTCGTCCGACAGCCGCTGCTTGGCCGTACGACGCCCCAACGGGTCGTACTGGTAGCGCCAGTTGACGCCTTCCGGGGAGGTGGCGCGGCTGAGCCGGTTGTCGGTGTTCCACTCGTAGGTCCAGGTACGCCGTCGACCGTCGAGGAGCTTCCGGGAGCTGCGGACGACACGGCCCTCGGCGTCGTAGTGGAAGGTGGTGCGCCCGGAACGGCGCAGTTGGTTGCCGGTGTAGTCGTGCTGTTGGGGGTTGGGGGTGTCGGGCAGCGCCGAGTGCGTGAGGCGTCCGGTGCTGTCGTAGGCGTACGTCTCGCGCCAGTTGTCCGCGTCGACGGTCGTGATACGGCCCGCGGAGTCCAGCGCGAACCGACTTGGCCCTGCGACGAGATCGTTGATCTCCGTTACGTAGCCGTCCGGGCGGTGCGTGTAGCCACGGCTGTGCACCAGGCGTTCGGCGCCTGCCGCGATCTGGGTGACGCGCTGTTCGGTGAGGCGGTCCGCGGCATCCCACGCCTGGGTGAGGGTGGTCCCCTCGCCCAGCCGCCGTGAGGTCTCGCGCCCCGCGGCGTCGTAGGCGAAGGCGAGACTGCCCGCGCCCGTGACCAGTTCGGCGGGCAGGCCCTGCGAGTTGTACGACCAGGTCGACGTGTGGCCGGCCGGAGTGGTGCGGCGCACGCAGCGCCCGAGTGGGTCGTAGGAGTAGTGGGTCGTCCTGCCATTGACGTCTTCGGCGGTCGTACGGCCCGTCCGGTCGCGTTCGAAGGTGACCTCGGCGTCGGCGTTGGCCGCCCGTACGAGATGTCCACTCGGGTCGTAGGCAAAGGTGGTGATCTCGCCTGCGTCACCGCGCTGTTGGGTGACGCGGCCTCTGGGGTCGCGTGTGTAGTGGATCGCCTGGCCCATGCCGTTGGTCCGTACGGCGAGTTGGTCGGCGTCGTCGTAGCCGTACGTCAGGGTGCGGCCGTCGAAGTCCGTTTCCGCGACGAGGCGGCCGGCGGCGTCGTACGTGTAGTCCCAGGAGAGTCCCGCGGGGCTGGTGACCTGGGTCAGCCGTAGTTCGGTGTCGTAGGTGAAGGTGTGCGGAGCGCCGCCGGGATCGGTTCGTGTGTCGGCCAGGCCGAACGGTGCGCGGGAGTAGGAGGTTGAGCTGCCGTTCGCGTCCGTGTGCGACAGGAGTTTTCCGTCCGCGTCCCACGACCAGGTTTCCCGGGTCCCGTCGGGATTCTGGCGCAGAGCGGGTCGGCCCTCGACCGTCCAGGCCAGCCGCACGGCGCGGTCGAGGGGATCGACCGCCTCGACGATCCGGCCGAAGGCGTCTCTGGCGACCCGCGTGGTGTGACCGAGTGCGTCGGTGATCCGCAGCGGGAGGCCGGCCCTGTTGTTGGTGATCCTCCGGGAGTTGCCCAGCGCGTCCGTGACCTCGACCAGGTGACCCAGCCTGTTGTAGCGGTAGCGGGTCTCGGCGCCCATCGGGTCGCGCGTCGTCAGCGGATTGCCCTGGGCGTCGTACTCGTGGACCCAGGTGGCTCGGTTGGGTTCGGTGACCCGGACCGGGAGGTGCAGATCGTTGTACTCCGCCGTGCTGGTGGCGCCGTCGGGAAGTACGACCGACGTGACGTTCCCGGCCTGGTCGTAGGAGTAGCGGGTCGTGTGTCCGAGCGCGTTCGTGGACGCGGTGAGACGGAGCTCCGCATCCCACTCCTGCCGCGTGACGTTGCCGAGGGGGTCGGTTTCGCGGGTGAGGCGGAGGGCGTTGTTGTGTTCGTAGGTGCGGGTGTGGCCGAGGGAGTCGGTGACGTGGGTGGTGCGGGTGGCGGTGTCGTAAGTGAGGGTGGAGGTGAGGGTGTTGCCGGTGCCGGTGGTGGCGACGACGCGGCCGTGGTCGTCGTAGGTGTAGTGGTAGGTGGTGTGGTTGCGGTCGGTCCAGGAGGTGATGCGGCCGTCGGTGTCGTAGGTGTAACTCAGGGGCAGGCCCGAGGAGTTGGTCTCCTCGGCGAGGTGGCCTGCTTCGTTGTAGGTGAAGGTGATGAGGGTGGTACCGGGGGCGTCGGGGGTGGCGGGGTCGAGCAGGCGCAGGCGGGTGATGCGGGAGCGGGCCGGGTTGTGGTCCAGGGCGATGCGGTAACCGCCTGAGTGGACCACGGTGTTGGGGATGTCGCCTTCGGCGTACTCGATGGTGATGCGGTTGCCGTTGCGGTCCTGGATGTGCTGGAGGGGGAGGTCGACGGCGGTGTTGTCGGCGGCGGGGACGGGGTTGTGGAAGACGTGGGTGAGGCCGGTGTCGGGGTCGGTGATACGGAGGGCGCCGTCGGTGGATTCGTCCCAGGCCAGGGTGAGGCGGGAGCCTGAAGTCCAGGGGCGGACGGGGGTGTTGGTGGCCGGGTCCGGGGTGGGGAAGCAGAGACGGGCGCCGTCGGCGGTGGCGTAGATGATGCCTTCGTCGTCGGCCTGGAGGCGCTGGTCGAGGGTGGAGGCCCAGGTGGGGCCGAACCAGCCGCCCCAGCGGTAGGAGGAGATGTGGGTGCGTTCCAGGACCAGGGGCAGGACGCCGGGGAGGTGGGTGTCGGTGCGGGGCAGGGCCATGTCGCCGGTGGCCGTGTCGATGGGGTCCCGGACGAACTTCTTGATCGTGTTGCGGATGGAGGCGGGGAGTTCGTCGAAGCCCGGGCGCAGGGACAGGCGCTCGAAGGCGGCGCAGTCCAGCTTGAACATCTTGGCGAGTTCGGCGAGTTGGGCGGGCTTGAGGGCCTTCAGCCCTTTGCCGAGGGCCTTGCCCAGGACGCCGAACCCGACCCCCAGCACTGCGCCTTCGGTGAGGATGCCGGCGAGCTTGCCCGGGTCCTTGAAGGCGGCGGGGTCTTCCAGGGCGGTGGCGAAGGCGGAGAACTCCATGCCCTGCTTGGCCATCCGGCCTGCCGCCGCGACCGACTTGATCTCCTTGAGGGCCTTCAACGCTCGTTCGATGCCGCGGATGGCTTCGGTGACGGTGCGGATGGCCGTGCCCAGTGCGGTGCCTTCCTCCTCGATGCGGCCGACGAGCGCGACGACCTTGAGGGCGCGTTCGCCGGCCATGAGGGTGGAGGCGACTTCGGAGGCGCCTGCGGTGAGGATGGACAGGGCCAGGCCCGCGATCTCGAACTCGGCTATCTCGGCGAGGATCACGCCGATTTCGGAGAGGAGTTCGTGGGCCTGGTCGGCGAACTGGTCGAGGGCGTCGGCGCCTTCGCGCAGGGAGTGGGCCATCTCGGTGGCCTGTTTGCGAGTTTGCTTCGCACGTTTGTGGAACGCCTTGGCCGTCTTGCCTTCCCAGACGACGTCGGCGAGGGCGCGGTTGGCTGCGTCGGAGGCGTTGTCCAGGCCAGAGGCGAGGTGACGCCATTTCTTGGCGATCTCGCGGACGCCGTCGGGGTCGACGGCCGGGTCGGTGAGGCCGAGGAACTCCAGGCCGCTGGCGATGGAGTCGCCGAACATGTGGTTGAACTTGTTGATGTAGTGCAGGGGGTTGAGATCGACCACCGGCTGCTCAGCCCTTCGCGCCAGAGCCGCCGGTGCCCGTGCCGCTGTTGCCGCCGGTGCGGGCTTCGGCGGCCAGCAGGACGTCCAGCAGGTCGAAGGCGTCGGAGACTTCGCCCATCACCTTCGCCTCGGCCTGCCACTCCTCGCCCAGGGCGTGGGTGAGCTTGGTGAGGGTGGTCATGCCGTCACGGATGTCGTCGGTCGCGCTGAGCAGGGAGCCGAGCGCGCCGAGGGCGGACAGGTCGTGCGAGGCGGCCTGGAAATCCTGGAGCGGCTTCGCCGTGTGGTGGTCCACAACGCGCAGGCCGGAGGCCGCCTTGAGCAGCGAAGCTGCTTCCTTCTTCAGGTCCGACACGTCACCCAGCCCCCCCGACTTCACGCCTCACTCTATGCACATGCCAACCTCACGACCCTAGTGAGGCATGGCAATGCGGAAGAATGGGATGCGTCATGGATAGGTAAAGGTCGTTGTTGCGTGCCTCGGTCGCGAAAGCCCGCAGCGATCCCCTTATGCCGTGGTCCCATTAGGCTGCGCCGCCCTTGAATTAGGTCCGGAGGCGGGAGCACGGCATGCGACGTTGGCGGCAGTTGGTCATCGACACGTGGGGTGCGTTGGCGTACAAACCTGCGTTTCAGGAGGCTGCCGGGGGAGGCCCGGTGCGGCTGCCCGGTGCGGTCGGTGCCTCGTGGGTACCCGAGGGCGAACGTCGACGTCTCGCCGCGTACACCTTGCTGGCCGCTTACGACACCAACCAGGCCGCGGCCCTGCTCGGTGCGGATGGTGACGATCGTCGCGAATACGGAGACGCCTGCCTGGTCGTCGACCAGACCCTGAGCCATCTCCTCGGTGAGACCCAACAGGTGGTGGTCGACGGCGCGGAGAGCGATGAGGCCGCTCGGGAACGGGAGAAGCTCCTGCGGGACTGGGCGCGGTCGGAGCACCTGTGGATGCGGATGCAGCACGCCGAGCGCAACGCCGTCCTGCTGGGCGACACGGTCTACCTGCTGGCGTGGTCCCGGTCCAAGGGGCGTCCGGTGCTGAAGCCGATCGACCCGGGTTTCTACTTCCCGGTCCTGCCGGACGGCGCGCTCGACGCCGACGAGTATCCGCAACGCGTGCACCTGACCTGGGAGGTGCCCGATGACGCGGCCGCCGGGCGGCGGGGAACGCTCCGGCGGGTCACCTACGAGCTCGGCTCCATCGGAGAGAGCGGCGCCGCCGTACGAACGTATCCGTGGTCGTCCCGACCGAGCGCGCTCACCTGCTATCTCACCGACGCCGAATGGGACTTGGACCGTATTGGCCAGGGTGACGACATCGACGCCCTGTCGCTCTCCCACGCCCGCTTCCGTACCAACGCCGACGGCGAGATCCTCCAACGCCTCGACCTCGGGATGGACTTCATCCCACTCGTCCATCTCCCCAACACCGTCAACGGCGCCGACCACTACGGCCAGTCCAGCCTGCTGTCCGTCGCCCAGCTCCTCGACGACCTGGCCGCGGCCGACACCGACAGCCAGCGCGCGTCGGCGACCACCGGTTCGCCGATCATCGGTCTGTCCGGAGCCGGCCTGCCCGTCGACCGCCGTACGGGGCGTCCGCTGCCGGTCCAGGTCGAGCCGGGCATGGTGTGGCCGCTCGGCGACGGCGGGCAGCTCAGTACGGTCGACACCTCGCCGCAACTCGCCGAACTGCGCGCCTACGTAGAGGTGTTGAGGGAGCGGTTGTCGGTGGTGACCCGGCTGCCGGGGAGTGTGCTGGGTACGGTCAGCCCGTCCGAGGTGCCGTCCGGCTACGCGTTGCAGCTCAGCTACGGCCCGCTGGATGCCATGGTCCGCTCGATGCGTCTGGCCAGGGAGGCGAAGTACCCGCTGCTGCTGAAGATGGTGCAGCGGCTGTACCAGCTCGGCGGAGTGCTGCCGCCCGGCGACAACCCCCGGGCCACGATCTCCTTCGGCGCGTACCTCCCCACCGATCTGTCCGCCGCCCTGGACCTGGTGGCACGCGGGGTCCAGGCACGCGTGCTCTCGCTGGAAACGGGGGTACGGCTGCTGGTGGACGCGGGCTTCCCGATCGAGGACGCCGCGCTGGAAGTGGAACGGATCCGGGCGGATACGGCGTCGTCGGCGGTGGCCGAGCAGGACACCGAGAGTGAGGCAGAAGACGGCGAGGCCGCCTGAGCCGATGTGAACGTCCCACCGCACACGGCCACGGCCTGGTTAGACTGCGCGCCGACGCGGGGGCGTCTGGGCGAGAAGGGTCTGCCCATGACCGTACGAACGCAGCATGCGTCCCTGTTGTCGCCGCTCGCGCCGCTGGGTTACCGCCGCGACGGTCGCCCGATCCTGCCGATCCTCGGCGCCTCGGCCGACGACCAGGGCAACCGGCCCGAGACGGAAGCGACAGCCGACGGCACCGACACCGACACCGGCACGGGTACTGGCACCGGTACTGGCTTTGCGATGGTCACGATCCCGCAGGACGAGCTGTCCCGGCGCTTCGCCCGCGAGAAGGACCAGGGGCGCCGTGCCGCTGTGCGGGACCTGGTCGGTCAGCTCGGCTTCGAGTCCGCGAAAGCGCTGACGGAGTACGTAGAAGGCCGACGCCAGGCGGAACAGGACGAGAAGCAGGCCGAGCAGGCGCGCCTGTCCGAGGCCGAGCGTCGTGAGCAGGCAGCCGCCGAGCGTGAACAACAGGCGCAGGACCGGGAGTTGGCAGCCACGTCCCGGGAACGGGATGCCGCCCGCCGCGCGGTTCTGGTCGGCCTGGGGGCCACTGGTTCCGACCTCGAAGACGCCGCGGTCCTGCTCGCCCGCCAGGTCGAACCCGATGCCGATGGCACGACTTTGACCCAGGCGGCGGAGGAACTGAAGGAGCGCCGCCCGGAACTCTTCGGCGCCAGTACCGTTCCGCCGACCCCGACACCTCCACCGCCCTCGGGCACCCCGTCCGACCTTCCCGGACGCTCCGGCGGAACTCCGCCCCGACCGGGCCAGTTCGGTCTGGACATCGCCCGGCGCCGGGGCCACCTCAAGACCACCTGAGCCCGGCCTCGAAGGGGACCGCGCCCCACCCGCACCACTGCCCTCCGCGGACGACGGCACCGCCCGGTGACCGTACGGACTCGCCGCCGATACGGCGGCCTGCCCGCAGGAGCCCGGCGTGGATCTCCAGCCGATCATCTACACCGAGTCCGCCACCGCCGACCGCCCCTGGCTGGCGTCGACCCACGGACTCGACACCCCGCTCACCATCACCCTCGACACGACCCTGTTCACCCAGGGCACCCACTTCACACCGCCCACTCTGGGCCAGCCCCGCAACGTCATGCGGGCCGGCATCCCGCTCGGCCGGGTCTCCGCCACCGGCCTCTACGGCCCCTGGGACACGGACGAGGCGGACGGCCGGGCCACCTTCACCGGCGTCCTCCTCGCCGACGTGCCGTTCGCGCCCGGCGGCACGCGCGCAGGCGGGGCCTTGCTGTGGCACGGCGTGATCGCGGCGGCCCGCCTCCCCGGCGGCCTGGACGTCTCGACCATCACCGCGTCGACAGCGCAGATCCACTTCGTCTGACCGCGTCATCCGACCGCTGATCCACCTCCAATCCGCCGCCGATCCACCGCTGTTCCGCTGAGGAGCCCCGCCCGCCATGCTCGAAACCCTGCTGCGCGACGTCGACGCGACCGACCTCAACGCCTTCGCCCGCACCATGACCACCCCTGCCGACTTCGAACTGACCCGCACCGTCATGCCCGAACGCCGCCTGAACTCCGTCAAGTTCCGCATCAGGAGCAGCAAGCGGCGCGTGAACGCGGCGAAGTTCCGCGCGTACGACGCCCAGACCGCCGTGGCGCGCCGCCAGGCCGAGAAGATCATCACCGAGGGCATGCTGCCGCCGCTCGGCCAGAAGCTGATCGTCGGCGAGTTGGAACAGATCCTCCTGGACACCTCGCGGGGCGCCGACGCGTCGGAGTTCATCGAACTGCTCTACGACGACGTCGAGCGCCACGTCGAGTCCATCCACAACCGTATGGAACTGGCGGCCGGAGACCTGCTGGTGGACGGCAAGTTCAGCCTGAACGGCGAGAACGGCCTCACTCTGGAAGCCGACTTCGGCGTCCCAGCCGCCAACATGCCCACCGCGCCGACGCTGTGGTCGGACCCGACCAGCGACCCGATCACCGACGAACTGAGCTGGATCGAATACCTGCGCTCCATCGGCGCCCCGCTCCCGTCCCGCGTCCTGACGTCGTACAAGGCCCGCGCGACCCTGGCGGCGAACGACGCGTACCGGGCGGCGTACTACGGCAGCGTGAACGGCTCCACCACCCCGACCGCGGTCCTCGCCCCGAACGAGGTCGAGGTCGTCCGCGCCCGCTACAACCTCCCCCCGATCACGATCTACGACATCCAGATCTCGGTCGACGACGCCTACGAGCGGGTCATCCCGGAGGACCGCTGGATCCTGCTGCCACCCAACCCCGAGTCGTGGGCGGAAACGCAGTACGGCGTCACGGCGGAGTCCCTGGTCCTGTCTGCGGGCACGAAGCCGGCGATCACACGGCAGGACGCGCCGGGCATCGTCATCACCGCCGACTACCAGGACGACCCGGTCCAGGTGTGGACGAAGGGGGCGGCGGTCGCGATGCCGGTCATGTACGTGCCCGATATTCACGTTACGGCGACGGTGTTGTGATGCTTGCGCCGTTCCGCGCGGCGGTCTTGGCGGCTGTGGCAGAGCATTGCGAGAGGCTGCTGTTCCAGTTTGGTACGGAGGCGGGTGACTCGGCGATTGCCGAACGGATCACGAAATGGATGCCGAGGCGCTGGAGCGACGATGTTCTTCCGGGTGGAGTGAGGTTGTCGAGCCGTGAGCCTTACTGACGCCGAGTACGCGTACCTGCGCTCGGAACTTGGCGAGGCGGATCGCGTCGACCTGGACGGCCGCTACCAGCGGCTCGGCTCCCTCCAGGCTGTCGCTATGGAAGTCCTCCGTGAGCGGAAGGCAGCCCTTGTCGCGGACCCCTTGGCGGTGACTGTTCAAGGAGTTGCAACGGTCAATAATGCGGAGAACGTCAAGGCGTTGGAGCGGCAGATCGCTGGCCTGGCGGACGATGAACCGCAGGGCGACGCCTTTGGTGGTCCGGTGCCGTTGCGGAGGCGACCGGCGCGCTGAGCTTTGAGCCGTAGCCTCTGCGCTACCTTGCAGCGGATGGTCACGGTCTGCTGAGCAGCGGAGGTCGTCTTGGGACGACCTCCGCGTGGGCGGGGACGACCCGACACAGTCGGCGATGTGCCCGGCGGCCTGCGAACAACCCCCGCGTGGGCGGGGACGACGCTTTGATGAGCAGGCGACATAGGCAAAGATCCGAACAACCCCCGCGCAGGCGGGGACAACTTCTGCGACCAAGCATAGACGTCCATCATGGCCGAATAGCCCCGCGTGGGCGGGGACAACGTCGATAGTTCCACCGCGATGGCCACCGACCGGGCGCAATCCCGAGTAGGCGGGGACGACAGAAAGGCGGCGTTCGTGTCCAGCGCGAAAACCGAGCAAACCCCGGGTAGGCGGGGACGGCCAGATGCTGGCGGCGCGCGCCGTGCGAAGGATCGAACAACCCCCGCGCTGGCGGGGACGACTGGCTCGGCACGCAGGGCTACACGTCGATCACGGAACAACCCCCGCGCTGGCGGGGACGACCCCGCGGGCCTGGTTGTGGCGCACGGTGGAGGCGAACAACCCCCGCGCTGGCGGGGACGACGCCGTTGAGACGGCCCTCGACGATCTTCGGCAGGAACAACCCCCGCGCTGGCGGGGACGACTACGTCGAAGTCGCGAACAACATCACCGAGGCGGAACAACCCCCGCGCTGGCGGGGACGACGCGGCCCCAGCGGAAGCGGTGGTGAACTCCAGCGAACAACCCCCGCGCTGGCGGGGACGACGCCTCCTCCTCGGCGGCCGGCCCCCTGCCTCGCGAACAACCCCCGCGCTGGCGGGGACGACACCCAGTCCGAGGCCGACCTCGCCGCCGGCACCGAACAACCCCCGCGCTGGCGGGGACGACAT